TAGTGTTTTAAATCAAGAGTATCAAATAGATAGTGTTCCAAGTGTAAATACTTTTACTTTTACAGCTACTGCAACAGCAAATTCAAGTGATACTGGTAATGGTGGTTCTGCAGCAGATGCAGTATATCAATTAAATTCTGGTTTAGATTCATATGTACAATCTACAGGTTGGGGTGCTGGTACTTGGAGTTCAGGAACATGGGGTTCATCTACATCATTATCTTTTTCAAATCAGTTAAGATTATGGTCTATAGACAACTTTGGAGATGATGCTGTATTTAATCCTAGAGCTGGAGGTATATTTTTTTGGGATGAATCATCTGGTACAAGTACGAGAGCTGTAAATGTTACAAGTTTAGCAGGAGCTAGTGATGTTCCTACTATAGCTTTACAAGTTATGGTATCTGATGTAGATAAACACGCTATAGTTTTTGGATGTAATCCTATAGGCTCTTCTACACTAGACCCTTTATTAGTAAGATTTTCTGATAAAGAAAGTATTACAGATTGGACACCTACAGCTATTAATCAAGCAGGTGGAGTTCAACTGTCAATGGGTTCTTCAATAATTGGAGCTTTACAAACAAGACAAGAAATACTTATTTGGACAGATGTCGGAATAGTTTCTATGAGATTTGTTGGAGCACCTTTTGTTTTTTCATTTAATGAAGTAGCACATGGTCCTTCTTTAATATCTCCAAATGCAGCAGTAAATGCTAATAATAGAGTTTATTTTATGGATAATGGAGGATTTTATGTATATTCAGGTTCTGCACAAAGATTACCATGCACAGTCTTAGATTATGTTTTAAGTGATTTAAACTTAGGACAAGCATTTAAAATATTTGGTGCAGTAAATGATAGTGCTAATGAAATAATGTGGTTTTATCCATCAAAAGATAGTAATGAAATAGATAGATATGTAATGTTTAATTATTTAGAAAATGTTTGGTCTATTGGCACAACATCAGATAATTTTGTAAGAACTGCTTGGGATGAAGCATTAATACTAACTAATCCAATAGCAGCAAGTAAAAATAGTAGTACAAGTAATAATAACTATATTTATGCACATGAGATAGGTCATGGAGACGATGGTAGTAATTTTACAGCTTTTATAGAATCTAGTGATTTTGATTTAGACCCAAATGGAGATAAATTTATAGCAGTAAATAAAATAATACCTGATGTACAATTTAGAGACCAACAATCTACTGCTGATAGTGTAACTATAACAATAAAAGGTAGAGACTATCCTTTAGAAGATTTATCTACTTTATCTACTGTATCAGTAACACCAGCTTCTACATTTACAAATACAAGAGCTAGAAGCAGACAATGTGCGATAAGAGTATCTAATTCATCAAATGATTATGGCTGGAGACTTGGTGATATAAGATTAGATATAAGACCTGATGGTAAAAGATAATGGCACATTCTAAAACTATAGCATTACCAATACCAGAATTAGAATATGACCCTAATACTGAAGCAGTTACTAGAAGAATTGTAGAACAAGCATTACAAGATTTAGCTATTGAAATAGATAGGTTAAGTAGATTACAAGATGTCAATTCAAGTAAAGCTATAAAAAGACATCAATTTTTATTAATGGGAATGAAACATGGCTGATAGTTTAAAAGTTTTAGGTCAAGTTGACCCAGCAGCAACAACAACAACTACACTTTATACTGTGCCAGATATGACACAAACAACAGTTAGTTCTATAGTTGCAGCAAATAGAACAGGTTCTGCAATAACATTTAGATTAAGTGTTCATGTAGCAGGAGCATCTGCTGATGATAAACAGTTTCTTTATTATGATAAATCAGTAGCAGCTAATGATTCATTAGCAATAGTTTTAGGTATTACATTAAATCAAACAGATGTAGTAAAAGTTTACACAAGTGCAGTTGACATGAGTTTTAATATGTTTGGCTGTGAAACAAAAGAGGAAGATAGATAATGGCAAAAGAAAAAAAAGTAGATATTGCTAAAGAAATTCAAGAATTTACAGAATTTTTATTTACACCACAAGATGAAATAGAAAAAACATATAAAAAAAGAATGTTTGGTGCTGATAGTGATAATTTTTTAATTAACGATTTTATAAAAACTGCTGGTATGCAAAATCCTTATAACTTTAGAGCTAAGTTAAGACAACCAGAATTTGCAACAAGATATAATAGTAAAGATATAAAAGCTATAGAAGAAGCATTATATTTAGCAAAAAATAATCCTATGTTAAATAAAACAGGTCGTGGAGATATGTTTGAAGATTTTGCAAGAAGTAAATCTATAAACATACATTCTAGGTATTTGTCTGATAATATTGGCGATATAACAAATACTTATAAAAATTTATTAGATGGCAATATATCAAAAGATGAAGCAACTAAAAACATCAATAATATACTTAGTCAAAGTGCACCTAATGATTTATCAAGAATTGTAAGAGATACATCTAATCCATTAAAATTTAGTAAACAAGGAAATATAGTAGATGCTTTTCCAGGAAGGCAAGATATATACAATATATTAGGTTCTATAGACCCTCAATTTAAAGATATGCCTAAAGAAATATTTGCAACATCTGGTCGTGATGAAGAACCAGGTGCTATGCAAACAAAAGCAGAAAATATAGTAAGATTATTAGCTTCTTTTGGATATGATAAACAACAAATAGTAAATGCTTTAGCAGATACAAAATCTCCAATGGTTGTAGATTATACTAGAGATAGGATTAATGAACTTATTGGACAAAGAGTTGTAACTGGTAAAGAAGAATATATGAAAGAACCAGTAAGAACAGATATTGCTCCAGTAGTAATGGAAGGTGTAGATACTCCAGTAACTCCTGGATATACATATTTTGGAGCAGGAGAAGGTTCTCCACTAGGATATATGAATCCAGCAGGCGAAAGAGTAGATATAACAGAAGATTTTTTTAATGAACAAAGATTAAAAGAATTAGCACAAGCAGGAACTCCAGCTATAGAAGAGGGAGGTAAACTTATATACGATAGACCTGTATATGAAACTATAGATGATAAAGAGTTTTCATATAAAATGAGTCCAGGAATATTAAAATTAATATCTGAAAATCCTGATGTAGCTAAATATTTTAATTTAACAGGCATAGAACCAGTAGATTATTCAAGACCAATTTATAATATACCAAAACAAGAAAAAGCAAGTGGTGGTAAAGTAGGTTATGCAGCAGGTAAAGTTGCTAAATTATTAGCAAGTGCTAGACCAAAAACTACTAGCATGACTAAACGAAGAACTGCTAATATTACTGCAAAATATCCTCCTTTAACACCACATCAATTAGGTATGATTGCAGCAGGTGCTTCTTTAGCAGATTCTACACAAGGTTTTACAGAATCACCAAAATTTAGTAATACAATTTTTTATCAAGACCCATATCAACTTGGTGTATTTGCTGCAGAACAAAAAATAACTTTAGACGAAGCAATACAACAAATTAATGAATTTGAACATAAACTTAAAAAAGCTGGACATACTGAATTTATAAAAAAACCACAAAAATATTTTTTTGATGTTAAAAAAGGTTATCAAGATACAATACAAAAAGAAGAAGCATTAAAAAATATAAAATTATATGGTCATCCTGAAGGACCAGGTGAACCAGTATATGAATCAGGAGAAATAAAACCAGTATCATTTTTCTTTAAGTCTGGTGGTTTAACAAAATTAGTACAAAAAAAATTAAATAAATAAGGAAACTTATGGATATAAAACAACAAACTCAAAATGTAGCAGCACAAGGTCGTTTTGGAGATTCCATGCTTCTTCATGTAAATCCTGCAGAAGTTAAAGGTTTAGCACAAGCTATGCCAATAACAGTTAATCCTCAAACAGGACAACCTGAAGCTTTTTTACCTTTCTTAGCACCAGTATTAGGTGCAGCAATAGCACCTGCTATTTTAGCTGGAACAGGTTTATCAGCAGCAGCTATGGCAGGTATAGGTAGCTTTGATCAAACTGGTAGTTTAAGTGATGCATTA